TCAGTTAATTCTTTAATTCGAGGAATTTTAGAAGGCAAGTCACCTTTATCATCAATAACTTGCTCCATTTCGTTATTAATTTGATCAATTAATTTCGTAGTAGTTTTTCCAGTTTTACATTCTCTAGAAGTAGAATTATTTTTGCCGAAATCTCTTTCGTTGTAACGTATCCATCTATAAGCAGTTCTAACAGAAATAGAAGGTATTCTTTTATCTGGATCGTTTGGATCAACGTCAGAATAGTTTTCTAATAGTTCTTCAACTAAATCTTTTTTATGAACTCTTTTAACTTCAAAACCATCTTCATCTAAAGCATCGTTATAAATTTCAGAGATAATTGCATTTATCTCGTATTTATTTGGTTCGTAAAGGTATTTCATTAGTCCACACCTCTACCAACAATGAATACGGGTTTAATCCAAGTTAAAACCCTTTGTTTTCTACCTTTACCTTGACATACGTGTCTCATGTGACCTCTACGCCAATGAGATCTAGGAGATTTACCTTGTTCTGGGACGTAATCAGGTGGATACTCATATCTTATTTTTTGACCTTCATAACTTTCACCTAACCAAGTTGAAGGTTTTGGTGGATTCGTATCATTAAAACCTCTACCACCTAACAAAGGAGATTGTTGAGTTATATATTCTGGTTGATGATCCATTAGTAGGATTGAATTGGCTGCAATATTTAAAAGATTTTTACCAATAACTTCATTAGGAGCATCTTTCATTTTCATAAAAGTTTTTCCATCGTTAATATTTTTAGGATGTTGTTTTTCTACAGGTTGATTTTCGTCATAATCAAAATTTACATTTTTATCACTAACAATAATTTGCCAATCTCTTGTCCCTTCTTTCCATATAAAATCTCCAATACACCAACCAGCTTGATTAGATAAAGCAATCATTTTAAAACCAGCTTCAAATATATTTAGTCTTGGATCGTCAGGAACATAATTATCTCTATTTAATACAGCTTTAATACCTTGAACTGCTTTAGGATGATCTTTCCAACTATTCGCTAATGTTTCTAAAGTTTCTATATATGCTTTATGAGAGATAACAATTATCGTATAAAAATCATCAGTAATAGTATTATATTCATCGTCATAAGTCATCATAAAATTAGATACAGTACTTTTAGGCAACATAAAAGTATAAACTGGATATATATCATTAGGTGGTGCATCAAAACCTTTAAAATCTGTTCTTGCTAAATCTTCAGTAATTGCTCTAGTCAAATATATTGGTTGTAAATTAGAATGTAATAAAGCACTAGACGTGATGATAGTTTGTTCAATAGAACTAAGTAAATGTAATTCATCATCATTCTTTCTAGCCATACTTTTAGCTAAATCTAAAAGCATTGGTTCGGCTTGAAATTGTAGTAACCAATTATTAACCCAATCCCAACTTGCATAACCTATAGGACTCCTATAGTTACCAATTTTATGTTTAAATTTTTCAAATAAATATTTATCTTTAGAACTTTTATTCCAATAATTAATTAATGCTTTGGTACGTTTACCGTTTGAGTTTAAATAACAAAAATCAAAATTAACATCACCTAATAGTCCATGACTAAAAGATACTGAAGGATCACTGTGATTTTTAATTTTCTTACCGTGATATCTGTAACTATCGCGTCTTTGGTTATGGAAACCACCTTTAGGCGGATGAAATTGTGAAGTCATTGTGTAAACCCCCACTCTCCAACAGTATTACCGTTTAAATCTCTTATACGGCCTTTCATATTTTCTTGTGGTTCGATATATCCTATATCCTGTAATTTATCTGAAATAGATCCTAAGATCTTACAAATTTCTATACCTGTAAGATCATCATCAAAGGCTGCATTATCGCAGTTAATAGAAACATTAAAATTCATTGATTTTTAAAATTAAGTTTTGGGTTAAGTCCTAAAAAATAAGTTATATTTTGTTCTTTTTTTATTTTTTCATATATGTGTTTTGGACAATTAGTCCATTTACCAGCATCACCAAAATCTTTAATAATCCAATCATAATCAAGTAGATCATTGATTATTGTTGGGTCGTCAATGGGAGTATTGAAATTCATAATTTCCTTTCTAAAACGATAAGTCTTTCAGCTATATCAACAATAAAATCTTTTATTATCTCAATAGCTTTGTTCTTATTGGTACGTTCGGATTCAATATTTTCTTTTATTTCTAATAAACAATTTTTTGTAGTTTTTGTAGCTTGAATTTGGTTATTTAAAATCATAACCAAAACATCATTAATTAAAGCATTATCAGCTTCATGAGCTTGTAATGTTTCAATGATTTTTTTCATATCTCTTTCCATCATTCATAGCTCCTAGATACAAATTGTTTTTGCTCTAACTGGTCATAAATATATTTTCCATTCTCACTTAAAGAGTCATAACTATGACTCATACTTGGCTCAAACTGTAGATTTTCTTCTATTCTGCATCTACGGATGTAGTTAGGATGAAACATACCATCATAAAAATGAGTAAACCAAAGATGATAAGCTTTAACAATATCGAAACGATCAAAGTACATAATTAAGAAGTTAGTAAAGGTGAATTAGGTTTAATTAGAATTTTGTACTCCCAACAATCACAAGCTAAAACGCCAGTAATTTCTGCATCATGATATTTCATAAATGAACTTTCAATGTATCCGTTGTCATCGCTTGGAACGTCAACACAACTAAAATCTAAATCATCTTCCCAATATTCAATGAATGTATTTAATTCAAGTTCATCCTCGTCAGTTAAACCTGAATAATCGCCATTAACTAAAGCACTACCCCAAAAGTTAGGTAGGTATAAAGAATGAAATTCCATTAATGCTTAATCTCCATTGCGATAATTTCTAAACTATTTTTATTTAAAGATTTATCCCAACATCTATGTAAATGATTAGAACGTGAGAGAATTTCTTCTCCAGCTATATACGCGAACATATTCGCTATTTTTTCATCAGTTACTTCTGTATTAGTTTCTCCAAAATTATCTTTTTCATAATCTTGAACATATTCAATAGCCCTAAAAGCTTGATCACCTAAGAATTGTTGAGCTTGATAATGTCCGATTATAAAATAATCTTCATTAAATAAAGCATTATGAAGCTCTGCTCCGTCTATATCTAAACCAACGCCGGACTCAAGCTGGTCTACTGCGTGGTTCATGACTTCTTCTACCATTGGTTCTGGAAAATCACTCAAGTTCATAATGATGATTGTTAATTGATAATTGTATGATAACCTGATAATGACAAATTAACAAGTAAAGTGTCAAAACTTAAGCAATTCATTCATGACCACGGAACCGAAGCCTTAAAGTTAGAGTTGGAGCGTAAAAAAACATTCATGAATGAAAAACCTGAACGCCTAAAACCATTCAACTCCCTAAAAGACATTCAACAAAATGAATGGGATTGTCTGCTAACTGAAGAATTGAAAATTAAAAATAAATTTTTATACCAAAAATTAATGCTCACAAGATTTGAAATTTTTGAAAAAAATTCTTGAAAAAAAATTCTGAAAAATTTTAAAAAAATGAAGCCTAGAAAAATCTAGGCTTTTTTTTTAATCTGCTCCTATCTGCATAAGAACTAATTTATCCTTGATTCTCTCAGGTATTTCTCTAGGGAAAATTTTAGAGAGATAAGGAGCGAAAAACTCACGCCAGAATTTTTTGCTTTTTCTTTTATTGGAAAGATGCTTGTTAAAAAATCCCGTAGGCGTTCCACCCCTGACCTGTAAATGGTCAGAGTATAAAACGTACATTAACTGTAGAATCTGGAATCTTGTAATTTCAATTTCGTGGATTCCGTCCAGATGCTCAATGATGATCATTTCGCTTTTTGGCTCGTAAACTGTGGAAGTCATTTTTTTAATAGGTCGTTTAGGTTATCAAAAAATTTTTGTGGTTTTAATTCTGCTTTTGCTCCATCTAGCCATTTTTTAATGTGCCTAGATGTTGTAGGACTATGCTTAACTTCTGTTTGTACATAGTCCAGATTTTCCAGACGAGCTGCAACTACAGTCTCGTAACTCTGAAATAATATAAGGTTAGATTTTTTAAAAAAAATCTCGTATTGGCTCGCTCCAATACCTTGCACCTTATAATGCTTAGTTTCTAACATAATGAGAATAAAAAAATTATCCCTAGTGACTAGCTAGGGATTTTAATTAACTTACGAATTGCTTTCTATCTCTTTTTTGTAATACTCTTCGACTTCTGCAACTGTGCTTTTTATTTGATTTAAAAAAGCTTGCTTTGCTTCAGTTCTGGAGTACTTCAGACTGCCAATTGTCTCTATAAACGTCCCCTGTAAATGATTACCTGAGAACTTCATAATGACCTTGTTGTCAGTCTCACGATCAGTAAGACTGATCTCGTCACAGTCTCCAGCATATCCAGCAAAACGAATTCTTAAATAATCACCAGTTGAAGTGGTAATGATTTGTTCGTGCTTTGTTTGTTGATCCATCACAATAAGAGAATAGAGTTTGCGTTTTTGTATTCCTAGTTAGAGCGACCTCTAGAGGCTTTTCGGCCTCTCTTGGTGTTCTGCTAGGTATATCTCAAACCTGATGACTAGTCAGATTTGACGACCTGCTATAACTTATGAAGTTTTCGAGGTGCTTCTGTCTTGTAGGTGAAAATACCTATTGTGACAGTTAGGAATTGGATTAGGTATTTCTACCCCATCGATTTCCTATTCTTATTATAGAATGGTCTTGAATGGTTTTGTAGTGACAGACAGGGGAGTTGTAGCAAAATTTAACAATTCCATCCATTACGGGGGGAACCTAAATATATATTGGAAACTAAGTTCTACGTGAGTATGCTAGATTATGATAAGTCTTGTTTAGATTCAACTTTTATTGACAGTTCAGGAGCCTGAATACTGACATGTTCAACACTTTCTCCTATAACTTTGCCGATAGAATCTAGAACTTGAGCAGCAGTTTGTAATTGCCCCTTCCGTATAGCTTTTTCATAAAGTCTAAGTCTTGCTGCTTGAAGACGAGCCAACATATTTTCCCTATCTTTTTGCCAATCTTCATTATTCCAAGCATTAACTTGTTTCCAATCGTTCCAACCTGTAGCAATCGAAATACCTTCTTTACTTGCATGATCTAAAACAAGTTGTCTCGCTGGTAAACCTTCTAACTGTCTTTTATAAAGTCGTTGTTGCCTAGCCTCCACTACCATTCGAGGACTTTTATTACCCACAGTTCGTCTAGGTTTCTTTATTTCTGGTACGGGAACAGCATCAAAGCTGTTTAAACATGAATCGGTCACAGACGCAACTCAAAATAACGGTATTAATAGGATAATAACCTTTTACAAGCGTTTTGGAGTAAGAATAGGGGGGTATCTATCAAAATCCTTTAAAACTAATAACGTATGGCTGTAAAAACCGCACCAGAAATAAATTTAAGATGGGCTCAAGGCGAAGTATTTAATAGTGAAAAACGCTTTCGAGTATTAGTAGCAGGTCGAAGATTTGGCAAATCATATTTAAGTTGTATCGAACTTCTTCGTGGAGCGATTAATAGCCCAGGCGAAACATTTTTTTATTGTGCTCCAACATATCGAATGGCAAAAGATATTGCATGGAAAGCATTAAAGAAGTTAGTGCCGAAAGTATGGATACAAAGTAAAAATGAGACAGATTTGAGACTTGATCTTGTTAATGGGTCGTCAATTGAGTTAAAGGGAACTGAAAACGCAATGGCATTGAGGGGCCGAAGTTTATCAGGTGTTGTTTTAGACGAGGCTGCATTTATGGGAGCTGAAGTATGGTTTGAAGTTATAAGACCTGCGTTAGCTGATAAGCAAGGATGGGCATTATTCATTTCAACTCCTGATGGAACGGCCAGTTGGTTTTATGATTTATGGTGTTATTGCAAGGAAGATCCTACAGAAGAGTGGAAAAGGTGGTGTTATACAACAATTGAGGGGGGAAACGTACCAAAAGAAGAGGTTGAGGCAGCTAGAGCACAATTAGATGAGCGTACATTTAGGCAAGAATTTGAAGCAAGTTTTGAAAATTTAACTGGATTAGTTGCTATTAGTTTTGGTGATGACAACATTTCAACGGTTGCAGAAGATATAAGTATTGCACCATTACTTTTAGGAGTTGACTTTAACGTAGATCCAATGTCAGGGATATGTGCGGTTAAAAAAGACGATACGTTATATGTTTTTGATGAAATAATCATGACAGGAGGAGCTACAACGTGGGATTTTGCTGAAGAGGTTACACGTAGGTATGGAATAGATAGAAGGGTTATAGCCTGTCCTGACCCTACTGGAGGAGCACGTAAGACTGCTGGTGTTGGAGCGACAGATCACAGCATATTGAGGCGAAGTGGATTTAATGTATCTGCACCAAAAGCACCGTGGAAAATCCGAGATAAAATTACAGCAGTTAATACAGCATTATTTGATGCAAATAATGTTAGAAGAACATTTATTCATCCAAGATGCAAAGAATTAATTAAGTCATTAAGGACGTTAACCTATGCCCCCAACACAGGTCTACCGAATAAAAATCTTGGTGTTGATCATGCTTTTGATGCTTTCGGGTACTTATGTTTACAACAATTCAACTTGGCAAAACCTGAGACTTTAGGTCAAACTGGGTACAGAATTTACTAAGACTTATGCCTCAAAAAAAGAAAGGTCTTTACGCTAATATTCATGCAAAAAAGAAACGTATTGCGGCTGGTAGTGGCGAAAAAATGAGAAAACCTGGTAGTAAAGGTGCTCCAAGTGCATCAGATTTTAAAAAAGCAGCAAAAACCGCTAAAAAGAGAAAAAAATGACAGTTACAAGAGGTAAAGAAAAATTTAGTGGGTATAACAAGCCCAAAAGAACACCTAGTCATCCAACTAAGTCTCATGCAGTCTTAGCAAAACAAGGAGATGAAATAAAGTTAATACGTTTTGGACAACAAGGAGTTAGTGGAGCAGGAAAAAACCCACAAAGTGAAAAAGATAAAGCAAGAAGAAGATCATTTAAAGCTAGACATGCAGCTAATATTGCAAAAGGCAAAATGAGTGCAGCATATTGGGCAAATAAAACGAAATGGTGAGCTAATAAAGCAAGACCGTTTAGACTGTCAGTAATGTTAAGAGTTTAAAAGTTAGATGACATACTCAGTCCCAGGGGCCATTCGTACAAATGTCGTTAGTCAAACCTATCTAGGTGGGGGTGATAATCCATTTTCTAAAACGAGAGCAGTTTTAGATATGACGAAAGCGTGGGAAATAATGAAAGCTGTTACTAATGGAACTGAATATTTACGAGATAATTCCGAAGCATTTTTACCATTAGAGCCGAGGGAAGATTATGACGCATATTTATCAAGAGTTAACCGTTCTGTTTTTTCTCCTTACACGCAACGATTAGTCAGAGCTGCAACAGGTTTAATTCTTCGTAAACCAATTACTGTTTTAGGCGATCCATATTGGACAGATGTATTTGTTAAGGATGTTGATGGTTGTGGATCGGATTTAGATGAATACGCAAGAAGATTATTGATTTGTGCCTTAACTTATGGTCATAGTAATACTCTTGTAGATTTTCCTGCTCCAACGGGGGCAAGAAGTCTTGCAGAAGAAAGGAATCAGAATCGTAGACCTTATTGGATTGAAGTCGATCCAGCAAATATTTATGGTTGGAGATTAGATCGAGAAGTTAATTATGGAAAATTGATACAGGTAAGAATTGCAGAACAGGCTGTTGTACCTGAAGGAGAGTTTGGAGAAAAGGTTTTTGATCAAATTAGAGTAATTGAGCCAGGTCAATACAAGATTTTCAGAAAAAAAGAGACAACAAAAGATATGTACACGCAAGATGAAAGTTTTGCAGGTAATTTTGACTCTCCTGCTAATGAAAAAGATTACGAATTGGTCGAATCAGGTGAGTTTTCGTTAGGTGAAATACCGTTAGTAACTGTTTATGCAGGAAAAACAGACACGATGACAAGTAAACCACCGTTATTAGATATTGCTTATTTAAATTTGGCACATTTTCAACGTCAAGCGGACTTAATTCATAGTTTGCACGTTGCTTCACAGCCATTATTGGTAATGGAGGGATGGGATGATCAAACAAAGGATATGGCGATTAGTGTTAACTATGCAATGGCAACCCAACCAGGAAATAAAGTTTATTATGTAGAGCCAGCCGCTAGTGCATTTGAAGCTCAAGCAGCAGAAATACAAGAATTACAGTTGCAAATGGCAACTTTAGGAATTAGTACACTTTCACAGCAAAAATTTGTTGCAGAATCAGCAGATGCTCGCCGATTGGATCGTGTAGATACAAATTCAATGCTTTCGATGGTTTCATTAGATTTAGAACAAAAAATGCAAAAAGCGTTTAATTTATCGGCTGATTATTTAGGTTTAGAACCACCAGAAATTAAAATTAGTCGTGATTTTGATATTGATAGGCTAATCGGCCAAGATATAACAGCTTTAACCTCATTATTTGATCAACAAGTAATAGATAGGGAAGAATTTAGAGATATTTTAGTGCAGGGTGAGGTATTACCTAACGCAAACGAAGCTGAAAACAATTAATAGACTAGAATAATAAGGAAATACTATTTTTACCATGCCTTCTGTAGAGTTAGTAGACGGAAAATGGGTTTCCGTATCAGGTGTTCGGGCAACTGATTTAGATGCTGGAAAAGTTGTATCTACACCAGAAACAACACCACCACCAGCAGCACCTAAAGCAACAAAAACTACTACTCCTAAAAAAACTGACGCTTAATTATGGAAGAAAAAGTCATCCAGCCTGAGTCTGTGGCTCCTGCTGAACAGCCTGTGGCTGAGACTACAATCCCTCAAGCACCCAACCTTGACAGTGTTAAGGCTGAGTATGAATCTAAAATTTCTGCATTACAGAAAGAATTAGATCAAACAAAACAAAAATACTCAACTCGTTTAAATGAAACGAAAGAGTTATTAGACGGTGTTTACAAAAAACAAGATGAAAAAAGAAAAAAAGAGTTACAAGACCAAGGGCAATGGAAAGACCTCTGGGAAGAAGCCAACAAAACGGCACAAGAAAAAGACATACAAATAAATACTTTAAATGAAGAATTAAAGCAATTAAAAACCTCCAATGAGGCTGCAAATATTAAGACTTCGGCACTTTCAGCTATTAGCAATTCTGGTGCTGTAAATGCAGAACAGATGTTATCTCTTCTTCAAGATAAACTTAAAAAGAACGAAAACGGTGAAGTTGTTGTACTTAATGGAGGTGTTGAACAAGATCTAGGATCTTACATAGGGAACCTAAAAAATCCTGGTAGTGGATGGGAACACCACTTCAAACCTAGCTCTGCTGCTGGTATGGGTGCTAAACCAACTCCCACATCAAATGTCTCTCCAGGTATGCTTAATCCGTGGAAAGAAGGTAGTATTAACCTAACAAGGCAAATGATCCTTGAAAGTTCCGAGCCTGATCTTGCGGCTGTGCTCAAGAAAGAGGCAGGAGCTTCCACATAGTTAACTTCTGTGGAGTTAACAGCCGTGTCTGTGACATGGATTCCGCAAATTTAATCCCCACGAATTGAAATGGCAGCCCCGTTTCAGAATTACTCTGGCGGTGTCCTGTTAGCGGACATCGTAAAAAGAAATAATTTGTCTCGCTACGTGCAAGAGGCAATTAAAGAACGCAGTCTTTTTGTAAAAAGTGGAGCAGTTGTAAGAAACAGCTTCCTTGATTCAAGAGAAGGCGGTACACGCATCCAAGTTCCTGAGTTTAATCCTCTCGCACCAACAGAAGAGGTAATGAACGGAACCGCTACTTGGGGAACCTCAAGTGCTGGTTACTTAACACCTCAGAAAATTGGTACAGCAACCCAGATTGCAACAATCATCCACAGAGGTTTCGCATACGCTGTAGATGACATTGCAACATTGGCTGCTGGTGAAGATCCAATGAACGCAATCCGCAATCAAATTGCTGATGCGATCAACAAACTAAATAGCCAAAGATTGTTTTATCAATTACATGGTTTATTTGGTACAGCTCTTAGTTCTAACGCTTCTGACCTAGCTAAAGCTGCTAGTTCTGGTGCGGCTGAAGCTAACTACTTGACTGCTGCAAACGTAGCAACAGCAAGAGCTTTACTTGGAGAGCGTGGTGATGAGCTAGATACTCTTATTGTTCACCCAAATGTTGGTTTCTATCTCTATCAGGTAGGACTATTAACCTTCTCAACTTCTTCACTAACTTCTGGTGGAGCTGTTACTTGGGG